AAGCCGTACCAGCTGCAGTACCGTATGTTACACTAATTGTACCAGATGAGTTAGTAATACCAGTACTGGTTTTAACACCTCCTAATACAGATGAAGTAGCTGCAGGCAAACTGTAATTATTTGCACTAGCTGCAATACCAGCTAACTTATTTTTTTCAGCTGTAGTATAATCATTTGTACTAAGAACTTTCCCTGATACTTTATCAACCTTGTTACCTAATGCTGAGTTCATTGCAGCAGTAGTTGCATAACCAGATAAATCTACAGTTTCACTGAGTTTATCCCATGTTGGTGTAGTAGATGTAGCCACATAGTTTGCACCAGTATCATTAACATTATAAACATCACCTATTGTTACATCCACAGTAGGTAAGCTAGAATAACTAGCAACAGATCCTTTTACTCTATAAACACTACTAACCTTACTATCTACTTCAGCTTTTGTATACACATTACTTGCATTAGCTTTAGTAGCTAATTGTGTATCTACATAAGACTTTGTTACATCCACAGTAGGTATAGTGGGTTTATTACTAAGATCTGTATAACTACCAGAAGTGGCAACTGTAGCTAAATTTGGTCTACCAGTTAAATCATTATATGCACCACTTGTAGCAACTGTAGCAAATTTTGGTTTACTTAATACATTATCCCATTCAACTGAATCTGCCATACCACCTCCAGTTGCACTAAGCACTTCACCATTCATGGTTAAACCTGTACCAACTTTAATACCACCTTTAACTGTATCTGAAGCTGTAGGCAACGTGTAATTGTTTAAACCTGCTAACTTAGTTTTCTCCTGAGAAGTGTAGTCATTAGAACTAAGTCCAAATCCATCTACCTTATCTACTTTACTTTGGATAGCTGTAGTATTAGCAGAAATAGCAGCAGTATTTTGAGATATTTTTTTATTTATTTCAGTAAAATCTACTTCTGGTATATTGACTACTGTCCATTCCCCGTTTTGTCTAGCATATTGTTTACCATCTAATGGAGCTTTTGGAATTACTGGATTATTATCCGAACTTAGGTATGGGATTTTGACCCACTCCCCATTATTTTTTACTTTAATTACCATAATTAGATATTAAATATTTGTCTACCAATAGATTTAGCATTATTCCTACATTCTTGAAACGCTTGCCATTCTTCAAAGCGACTACGTATTATTTCCCCATTCATAAATTGTTCAACCATATTAGACTTTAATGCTGCTTCTTCATCTGCACTATATTTAGTTCTAATAACTTTACTTACAAAAGAATCATAAGTTGGTTCTTCATTAAACTTTAATTCATAGTAAGCATAACCATGTATATCTTCAGAATTAACTTCTTCAATATCCCATCTAACAGCCCATTCATTCATTCCTAGGTATTCTATTACTTTAGGAATATTATCACCCTGTACTTTCTTTAATTCCATCATCACTTAATAATTTTTGTCTATAATCTTTAAAATTATAAGATCTTGTAAAGCGATACCATAAATTATGACAGTTTCCATATTTACACCATCCCCAATAAGCTGCCATTGCTGCTAGCCTCTTATTCTTACTTTTATAACTTAATTTGTGAATAAACTTCTTTTTGGTGTCTTTCCTGAGTAAAGTACGATCATGGTAAAATACATAACCAATAAAATCTATACCTCTTGCTTCTACAGGAAATATCTGCCAATTACGTTTTACTTTTAATTTCAAGTTATCAGCTAGATATTTTTCAATCTCTTGTAAGCAATATCTTAAGTAATCTTTATCTGGGTGTAATATAACAATATCATCACAATATCTGTAATAATATTTTATTTTTAATACTTGTTTAATCCACCTATCGAACCAAGCCAAATTCAAATTTGCTGCAAATTGAGATATATAATTTCCAATTGGTAAACCTTTTGGTGTAGAATAAACTACATGATGTAATAATCTTAATAGTTTCTTATCCTTAAATACCTTTTCAAACTGTGAGTATAACACATCTTGATCTATAGAAGGAAAGAACTTTTTAATATCTAATTTTAAACAATATTTTGTGCCTTCTTTGTCAGCTTTTAAATCTCTTTTCAATCTCTTTACTCCATAATGGATACCTCTTCCTTTTAAACAGTTAAAGATATCTGCAGTAAATCTACTAACAAGGTAAGGTTCTATAACATTCATTATAGCATGATGGACTATTCTGTCTGGATAATACGGTAGCCTATATATTTCTCTTTCTTTGTTACCACGATCGGCGATGATTGTATATACGCAGTATTCCGAAGTACGATAAGTATCTTCTATTAATGCCTTTTGTAACCGGACCAGATTTTCATATGGATTCCTGTCAAATTTCTTAACGCCGTATCTTTTAGTTTTACCTAATCTTGCCTTTTTGTCGGCCCGGACCAGATTTTCATATGATATTATCCTATTAAATAAATTGCCTATTCTTTTCATAAGCTATTTTGGTGGTAAGACCCGTTCGCACAATACTACTAGGGTCTCTTCAAAGCACCTGTTATCTTTTACCTAGAGGTAAGGCTGATCTAAGTTCAACAAACATTTTTGTAATTATCTGAAAGTATCTGTTAGTTCCAAAATTTCACTGATATTCGTCTATGAATTCGAGGATGCATTATTAGCATTAGCTATGAAGACTCTGCACTGAGAACCATTATCTGAATTACCTGACTGTTTTTTCAAGTATGAAATAATGTGACAGCAGTCTTACTATAAAGTCATCTCATAGTAATTCTTTTAGATCCCGCCCTTGTTATTAATATTTAATTATCTGTATTACTCAGGACTATGCCTGCATTTTCTTAAATGTATCTGAATCAACTACAACGATCTTACCATAAAAGGCTAATCTTGCACCGAGCTTCGGCCAGGAACCCGAGGAGGCATTAGAAGCAGTAGCCACGAAGACTCCGCACTGAGAACCATTATCCGAATGACCCGACCGTAGAAAGATTCTATTTCCTGTTGGATTAAACCAGCTATAATCGGAATAGTAAGTAGTTTCAGATCCACCATGTGCTGTAGGAACTACATCACCATATTTGCCTTGAGCTACGGCTTTAGTCCATCCATTATATCCCTCAGTTGCAGCTGGATTAGGTTCATACCCTACAACTCTGATATTAGTAGCACCTGCTGCTTCAAGCTCTGCTACATCCTTATCTGGGAATGAACCTCCGTCATATACAACGTATTTACCTTTTAAAATGTTTATTCCTTGTACAAACTCCCACTTACTGTAATAGCAGTCTTCAAGTCCTAGGAAGTTAGTTGAATAGTATGATGTATCATTTGTAGTAGCCTTTTTACCATCTCTATTACCCAATGTAATAGTTGCTCCAGTAATTCCATAATTATATCTTTTGGTTCCACCAGAACAAGGTATTGCTGAATTAGAAGTACTAATGTTAGTGGTCTTATAGTAAGCACAAAACATTCTAGCTATAGTAGCGTGAGATCTATAATCTCCAATGCCCCATAAAGGGCCGTTTGACTTAGCTTGAGATACAAATGTAGCCATTGTTTGTGAAGCAGTAGACGTTACACCCCATGCAGACAATAAAGTTCCATCAGTATTAGTATAAGCCTCAAAAGTACCTAACAACATTTCAGGTTCTTCAATATAGTCACTATCAATTTGTTGTTCAGATATATAAGTTCTCCAAATACCAGGTGATCTTTCAACAGTCTTGTGATAGTATTTTGGGAAATGTACCATTCTATTTTCTTTTCTAGCAAATACAATATCAATAGCAGAACCATCGGGCCAATTAGCACTATTTCTTTCATTACAATAACTAATTAATGCAGCATCATCTCCATATGGTTTAGCAATACATCTCTTGAATTTATTTCTTAATGATTCAATTACATTTCTATTACCACCTGTCAAACACGTTGTAGATGAAGCGTTTTCATTGTTTTCATACCAGTATGCTAAATCTTCTTCATTAAAATTCGGTTCATAATAATACCTAAAAGTATTGGTTACAAGATCTAATCTGATACCACCCTTACCATGAATTATTTCTGATCCCCCTTCAGGTTCATTAGTTTGAGTAGTAAGTGAAGAAAGATTAATGTTTATTGATTCCTGCCCTACCAATCTGATCCTAGATTTATTACCATCCCACGCAGACCTAATACATATCCATACTGTTTTATTATTATCTATTTTAGACAGAACTTCAATTTGATTATCTAATAATCCATTTACTTTTAAACTTATAGAATTATATTTATTATTATCATTGAATCTTGATACTTTTATAAATAATTTTTCTAAGGTTGGGTAATTATTATCTCCAGGAACATCAATTTCTACTTCTATATATCCATCAGTTTCAATTTGAGAAAGATCAAGTAGTTTTATCCAATTATAATATGTAACTTTATCTATATATTGATATGTTACAAAATTATACCATCCACCCAATTGAATATTATTTATATGATACCCATCTAGCAAATCAGCATCTAAACCACTACCTGCACCATCATTACCAGCATGCCATACTTTTCCGTCTACACCATTTGTTAAGTATTTTAATTCTCCATCATTTGCAATGTGAAATCTACTAGAGGATCCATAATTGTACATACTTGTACCGTGAGTATTGTGATAACCAAATGAACCTTTATTGTTATCATCAATATCCATACGAACAAATATTTCATCATTTTCTGGAGTATCACTAGTTTCTTTAGCTAAACGTAAAGTAAAGCCTGTACTTGCTGGCGTTTTTATGTTTAATCTGCCACTCATAGTATCACCAGTCTTTTTCACATATCTAGCATCACTAGTATCTTGTGTCATTGCTGTGATACCTTTAGCAAAAGCTATTTTTGTACCATTCTTAGTAACTGTAGTAATTACATTACCTGTACCAGTTACTTCAATTGTCTCGAGTTTGTTTGCTTTTATGTTGGTAATGTCCTGAGTAATTGTAGAATCATCGTAATTACTCAACCCATCAAGCTTAGTCTTATCAGCAGCAGACATTACACCTGCAGTAGTACTGGTAGCTTTGTTAATAGTGAGTACTTGATTGGAATTATTATCTGTAACAGGATCTTTAATATTCAACGTAATAGCAGCATTATTTGCATCTTGTACAAAACTACCACTAGTTACGTAACTATTAAGATTATCTACTTTATTTTTATCAGCATTACTATAGTCATTAGTAGATAAATCTTTACCCTCTACTTGATG